TACCTCAAAAGGGATAGAAACCCCTTAAAAAGTTCTGTTTAACCCTCAAAAAAGGAACAAACAGATGGCAATTCAACCAAATCCAGATAGGGACGTAAATTATATGAAAGAAATTTGGGGAACAACGAGTCTGATCACTGATTATTGGTGCAAAACATCATCAGATTCTAAAAAACAGATGCTCAGGGAGATTAATAACGACGATATTACTCCAAAAAAGCACGATTTTGCTCACCAGAATGAAATTCATGAGAAAATTCGCAATGATAATGACTATGATGATTGGTCTTATGGGACTGAACCATTTTACGGTCAAAATCCTTAATAAATAATTTGAGACTATATCTTTATATAAATGCCTTTAGAGAGAATTAGTAAATCATTCAAGGATATTAGTTTATCTCTTCAGGTCAGTCCATTGACTTTCGATGTTTTGGCTCTTAAGAATGAAACGGCGATTGCTAGGTCAGTTCGTAATTTAGTATTAACCCTACCAGGGGAAAGATTTTTTAATCCAGATGTTGGATCTGACATTAGCCAGTCGCTGTTTGAAAATATAGATGCAATTTCTGCAAGTACAATTAAATCTCAAATTGAAAGTACTATTAGATCTTATGAACCAAGAGTTTCTTTAACGAAAGTTTTGGTTGAACCTAATTTTGATAACAATGAATTTAATGTTACTATTAGATATAACATTATAGGTATAGATGTTCCACCACAACAGTTAGTTTTTGTATTACAGCCAACCCGATAAATGGCAATAATAAATTTTACAGACTTAGACTTTGATCAAATAAGGTCATCAATTAAAGATTACCTTCGATCAAGTTCAGATTTTACGGATTATGATTTTGAAGGATCGAATTTGTCGGTCTTGATAGATATTCTTGCTTATAATACATACATCTCTTCATACAATGCTAACATGGTTAGCGGTGAAGTTTTTATTGATAGTGCAACTCTTAGAGAAAATGTAGTTTCACTAGCAAGAAATATTGGTTATGTTCCAAGATCAAGAACTGCAGCAAAAGCAAATATATCATTTTTCGTTGATGTATCTGATTATCCATCAATTCCAAGAATTGTAACTCTATCTAAAGGAATTGTATGCACTACAGAATCTGATTTTAGTGGGGAAAGTTATACTTTTGTCATAAAAGAAGATATTACAGTTCCTGTTGTAAATGGAATTGCATTCTTTGATAATATTGAAATTTGTGAAGGAACTTTGTTATCAAGTGAGTTTTTCGTAAGTTCATTAATACCTAATCCACCTCAAAGATATATTATTGACAATGCAAATGTTGACATAAGCACTTTATCAGTGTCTGTATTTAAAAATTCTTTAAGTACGATTTCAACTCGATATAAGTTAGCACAAGATATTATTGATGTTGAATCAGATTCAAAGATATTTTTCATTCAAGAAATTGCCGATCAAAAATATGAATTAATTTTTGGAGATGGAATTTTTGGAAATAAATTAGAAAATAATAATTTAATTAAAGCATCATACGTTGTTTCTAATGGACCACTTGGAAATAATCTATCTCAGTTTACCTTTACTGGAAAATTAAACTCTAATACTGGTTTAGTTACTAGGGGAATCTCCACAATTGAAACAAATACTACATCTTATGGTGGTAATGAGATTGAATCTGTTCAATCAATTAGAAATTATTCGCCAAAATACTACTCTTCACAAAATAGAGCAGTAACAGCAAATGACTTCAAGGCAATTGTTCCAAGAATTTTTCCAGAATTAGAATCTGTAAACGTTTTTGGTGGAGAAGATTTAAATCCGCCAAGATATGGAAAAGTTTTTGTCGCGGTCAAACCTCAAAGTGGAACATTTTTATCTTCAAGTGCAGCTCAGAATTTGAAGAATATGCTTAGAAAATATACTGTTGCTGGAATTGTAGTTGATGTTATTGATTTAAAATACTTATACATTGAACTTGATAGTACAATTTATTATAATGAAAACTTAACTGATAATGGTCAAACTCCAAAAAATAAAGTAATTTCCAATTTAGAAAAATATTCAAAATCTCTTGAGTCTGATCAGAGTGATATCAGATTTAAATATAGTAAAGTTTTGAATATAATTGATCAGAGTGACAAGTCAATCACTTCAAATATTACAAAAGTTTCTTTAAGAAGGGATTTTAGAGCATCAGTTAATCAATTTGCAGAATATGAAATTTGTTTTGGTAACCAAATTCATATCAATAGTTTAAGTGGATACAACATAAAAACTTCTGGTTTTTCTGTTTCTGGAATTACTGGCGTAGTTTATATTGCAGATAAACCAAATCCAGACCAGAAAACTGGAAATCTATTTTTGTTTAAATTATCAACAGAATCCGAAAATCCAATACAGGTCAGACAATCTGTAGGAACTGTAGATTATGTGAAAGGTGAGGTACTTTTAAATCCAATTAACATAGTTTCAACTGTTATAGATAGTGGAGAATCCATTGTTGAAATTTCAGTGACTCCAAAATCCAATGACGTCATTGGATTGCAAGATTTATATTTACAACTTGATACTAATAAACTAACAGTCACTTCTGTTCCTGACAATATTTCTTCCGGAAATGATATTTCCGGAAGTAACTATATTACAACCTCAAGTTATACGAATGGAAAATTAATTAGAGAATAATAGAAATGCAAAAATCAAGGATTAAAATTAGTAATGTTGTAAAAAACCAACTTCCCAATTTCGTTAGGGAAAATTATCCTCTAGTTGAAAGTCTATTTGTAGAATATTATTCTGGACTTGAGTATAAGGGAGGGGTTTTAGATATACTTCAAAATATTGACCAGTATGTTAAACTTGACAATCTTACTAATTTAATTGAAACTACAACTTTAACTAAGGATGTTTCTTTTTCCGACACTAGCATTTTTGTTAAAAATACATTGGGATTTCCTGATACACATGGATTGATTCAAATTGATGGTGAAATTATTTTTTACAAGTCAAAAAGTTATTCATCCTTCAATGATTGTATTAGAGGTTTTAGTGGCATTACTTCTTATGAAAATGGATTAGAATTTGAATCAACAAGTGCAGAAAAGCATTCAAGTTCTTCTACTGTTAAAAACTTGAATATTTTATTCATTAATGAATTTTTTAAAAAAATAAAATCTCAGTTTGCTCCAGGTTTTGAAGATAGATCCTTTTTTAGCGGTTCTTCCTTAAAAATCAATAAAAATATACTGATAAAGCAATTAAAGGATTTTTATACTGCAAAGGGAACAGATGCTTCGTATAAAATATTATTTAAAGCGTTATTTGGTGACGATGTTCAGGTAATTAAACCAAGGGATTATCTGATTAGACCTTCAGATGCTCAATATAGAAAAAATCAGCAATTAGTTGTTGAAGCAATCGATGGTGATCCAAAAGATCTTGTTAATACTACAATATTTCAAAATACTCTAATTGTAGATGGCAAAGAATTTATTTCTTCTGCTTATGGAACTGTCAATAAAGTTGAAACAATCAATAGAGAAGAACAGACTTATTATATCTTAGGTCTTGATTTTGATTTTAATAAAGATATTAATTTGAGAGGATCAGTCTATGGAGAATTTGTAATTGGTCCAAAAACAATAATTGTTGAAGATGTTGTTCCGGGATCAACTCAAATAACTGTAGATAGTACATATGGATTTCCAGAAAAGAATGGATCTCTCATAGTATACTATGATGACAATACAACCCAGACAATTACGTATGAAAGAAAAAATTTAAATCAATTTTTAGGTTGTCTGGTAACAAGAAGCATTTCAAAGAAAACAAACATTTATTTGAATTATACTTGTGAAGGTGGATTGACTTTTGGTGATGACGAAAATCCTATCAAGTTTAGAATTACAGGGGTTTTATCCGAAGCAGTAGTTGATCCAAATTCTAGGTATATTGTTAGTGGAAATAGAGTTAATTTGAGAACTTTGGGAAAAGATCTCAAAGAATCAAAGTACAATGATTGGAAATTTAATATATCACCTTCTTATAATATTAAATCCATTTCAATTAGTAATCAGCAAAATAGCATATATACACTCTCTCTGTATGATGATCATATATTTTATGCTGGAGATGAAGCAATACTAACATCAATCACTGGACCTTTGAAGACTTATGATGCGGTTGTTGAATCTGTAAAAGACATTTTCACTTTAAATATTTCATTACCTCTTAATTTTGATTCTTCTCAAAAATATAAAATTGAAAGAAAATCTGGAAAGTTTAAGTTTACTTACAACTCTCAAACTTTTCCAGAATCTAATGATATCTATGTTACTGATGTTCAAAATGTATATAAAGGAACAGATGATGTGCTATATGTTTCTTCCCAATCATTGCCAAAATATGGAAAAGAATCTATTGCATTAAGTGATGAAACTATAACTCTTGGCGAAGACTTTTTTATCACTGAAGAAATTAATGCCAATGATTCTCAAAAAATTGATAAAATTTTAAATATTGGAAAAAATTCATTTGTTACTGGAGATGCTCTTTATTATCAATCTGGACCTGATGGAAATTCTTTAAATATTGATCAAGGAATTTATTATGCAAAAGTTCTTGGATCATTTAATAATTCGACTCAAATAAAACTTTCTAGTAGTAGAAATAATATTGACAATAATATATTTCTCGATGTTGGATTATCCAACTCAACAACTCGATTGGTGGGGTCCCAAAATAAATTTTTTAGATCTACAAATGAACTAATTTTCTTCCAGAATACTACTGATGATGAGCAATCTAATTTCAATAGATCAATATCTCCAAAAAATATTTTCAAAAAAATTGCAAAACCATTAGAACCAAATGAAAGAAGTTTAACTCCTTCTGGAAATATTGGCATTCTTGCCAATGGAGTAGAAATTCAAAATTATAAGTCAAATGATTTTATATATTATGGATCTGTTGATAAAGTTGAACCAAAATCTTTTGGAAGTGGATATGATGTTATAAATCCACCAATTCTCAATATTATAGATTCATCAGGTTCTGGTGCATCGGTAATTTCACATATCAGAGGATCTCTGAATAAAATTGAAGTTTTGGATGGTGGATTTGATTATGATGGCATTCCCGAAATAAGAATATCGGGTGGAAATGGTGCAAATGCTATAGCAGTTCCAAATATGACTGTATTTGATCATTTTGTGGAATTTATTGCTGAGAGTAATCAAGTAAATTTGTCAAATTATACTATCACATTTAATTTAAAGCACAAGTTTTATGAGGGTGAAAGGGTTAGATATGATTATACAGATGTTCCAATTGAAGGTTTGCAAAGAGATGTCGATTATTTTATCTCCCCAGATTCTGATTTTACGTTAAAAGTTTATGGAACATTCTTGGATTCTATCAATAAAACAAACCCAATAATTTTAACTTCCCTTGCTCCCGGAAAACATTATTTGAAAAGTGTTAATAAAAAATCAAAGATTGGATCTATTAGAGTAATACGATCTGGAAAAAATTATACAAATAAAAAACTTACATTTAAAAACTCAAATGTAGATCTTTATAGAAATTCTATAAAAATTGATGACCATGGATATAAAACTGGCGAAATAGTTGTATATAACTCTGAAGGAACTTCTATATCTGGATTAACTACAAATACTGAATATTATGTCAGCGTTGTTGATAATAACGAGTTTAGACTATGTGGAATTAATACAAATCCTTCAGATCCAAAAGAATTTAATTTAAATAGAAACATATTTGTCAATTTTACTGATTTTGGTGTAGGTCCTTATATTCTAAATTATCAACCAATTAAAGTTGAAATAGTTGGCGATTTTAAAAATAGATCTCTACCTTTAGATGATATTAGTGCTAAAATTATACCATCATTTTCTGGTGAACTTTTCTCAACATCGATTGAAAATGGCGGATCTAACTATGGATCGGAAAATATATTAAATTATAATAGACAACCATTAATTGAAGTAAAAAATGGTTCTGGATGTGAGTTAAGTCCAATTATCGTAAACGGACAAATTAAAAGAGTATTGATTGTTAATGGTGGATCTAATTATAATTCCACTCCTACTATTGAAATTGATGGTATTGGATCTGGTGCTAATTTGATACCAAAAATTTCCAATGGTAGGATTATTGATGTAGTAGTTACATCGGAAGGAATAAACTATGATTCCAATGGAACTTCTCTTAGAGTTGTATCTTCTGGATCTGGAGCAGCATTTGATATTTCTATACAAAGATGGAATGTAAATAATGTAGAAAGATCGATCTTTAAAAATGAGATTACATCAAATGATATTTTTCTTTATGATACTAAAAATGAAGATGGTGAAAGAATTACTCAATTAACACATTCATATGCACCAAGAAAATTAAGAGAAAATCTTTTAGTTTCTAGAATAGAACTTGATCAAATTTTTTATAAAAAAGATTTGGAAGTAGATTTTAATGGAAATGAGTCTTCTGAATCAACTACACACTCTCCAATTATAGGTTGGGCATACGATGGAAATCCAATTTATGGTCCATTTGGATTTACTAATCCAGTTGGAGGTGGATTAGTTAAAAAAATGCAGTCTGGTTATTCTATTTCTTTAAAACCAAATAGACCAAGTACTGTTTTTTTCCCAATAGGATTTTTTGTCGAAGATTATTCATACTTTGATAGTGGTGATCTTGATGAATATAATGGAAGATTATGTGTAACTCCGGAGTATCCTAATGGAGTTTATGCGTATTTTTCAACATTGGGAGAAGTTGATACTCAATTCAGCCAAAAATACTTAAGACCTATTTTCCCATATTTTATTGGAAATCAATACAAATCTACTCCTATTGAATTTAATTTTGATAGTACTACTGATAGTAGTCAAAATTCGGCATCTTTTGAAGATTTGGGATTGGTTAGAAATACAAATAAGTATAAACTTTTGAGTGATACTGCAGGGTATGATTTTATATTCAACCCTATTGACTATGAAGATCAATTAAACAAAGTATCTAGAACTGAAAGAGGTATAATTGATGAAGTTACTATAATATCCGGAGGAGAAAATTATTCTGTAGGTGATAAAATTAAATTTGCTAAAGATGAATTTGGAAATGAATCTTTTGCTGAAGTATCCGAAATTTCCGGAAAAGAAGTTGAGGAAATATCTTTAATATCCACAAAAATACCAAATGTTGAATTTGGATCTTCTAGTTTTTCAAATTCTGTTATTGGCGTATCATCTGATCCACATAATCTAAATGATGGAGACCTTATATCAATAATTGGATTGGATGAATTGCTTACAAATAGAAAAAAAGATATTAGTTCAACTATTACTGTATTTACAAACGAATTAATATTAAATGAACAAATTGATGTAGGAGGAATCTCAGATAATTTTATACCAAAACTAATCTCAGTAAATGGAAATTTAAAGGAATCTGCCATAAGACCAAGTGACATTTATCAAATTGGTGATGAGGAATTTAAAGTTCTAAATGTCATACCGGAAAATTCCCAAATAAGAATTTTAAGAACTCTTGCTGGAATTGCTTCCCATCCAGCTGGATCAATTTTAGTTGAAAAACCAAGATTTTTTGAAGTTTCTGCTGTTGATGATGTTTCATCTCCAGTATTTTTTGGGGATAAAAATTATCCAATAAACAAAGAAATATATTTTGATCCTTCAGTTTCTATTGGTATTGGTACAGGCGAAAGAAGTATATCAAATATTTTACTTGAAATTGATCCATTAAATTATCAAGTTGGAATTTCTACCGATACTTTAGTATCTGGAGATCCCGAACCTAAAGTTGGTTTAGTGTTTAACAATTTCATAAATTCATCAAACTTCAAAATTGGCGATTTTATAAATTTGACAGGATCATCTAACACTGAATTTGACAATATTGAAGAAGTTGAAGTTCTTAATGTTGGATTTAGTTCTATAACAATAGACTATAATGTAAGCGATTTATCCACAACACAAATAAATTCTATTGTTGGGACTGGAGTAACATCATACGTTCAAAAATGGATTGTTAGAAATATTAATACAAGGCAAATATATTTGCCAAATCATGGACTTAAAACTGGTGATAAAATTGTATACAGTAATAATACAGGATCTCAAATTTTAGTGTCGGAAGACAAAATAAATGAATTTCCTTTGACTGATCCTAGTGATTTGTATGCATATGTGTTCGATCAAAATTATATTGGAATTTCCACAGATATTGTGGGGTTAACTACAACCGGTGAATATCTGAATCCAGTGTCCAATGCAACTTTATTTTATTATACTAACGTTGGATCTAGAAAATATCACAGTATTAGAACAGATAATTCGGATACTTTGGTTGGTAAGATTGCCAAAAATGTTGCAAGAGTAAGAACTTTACAAGACCCATCTCTATTTTACAATGAATCTGTCGATATTAAAGTAAAAGATACTTCAGAAAAAACTTTTATTGTAAAATATAATGATGAAAATAGAAGACTTGTATTTGAACCTAAAGAATTTGTTCAAACAAATCCAATAGATAATACAATTCCAATTTCAAATCATGGATACTCTACTGGTGAAAAAGTTATACACACCACAGATGATTTAACTTCTTCAATAGAAAATAATAAAATTTTCTATATTGTTGTTAAAGATGATAATAGTTTCAGTCTTTCTGAAACTTATCAGGACTCTATCTCAAAAAATCCTAGTGTTATTGATATTACAATTACTTCATTTGGAGAAATTTCTCAAGTAAATCCATCAATAGAGTTATATAAAAACCAAATTATAAACTTTGACCTGACTGACAAATCTTTATCATTTGTAAATAACGCAAATTCTGTTCCTGCTTTTGATTTTGATTTATATTCTGATGAAAATTTTGTAAATAAGTTTATAAAATCTGAAAAAGATGATTCTTTTACTGTAACAAAATCTGGTAAAATTGGAGTTGAAAATTTTGCAAAATTAAGGCTGCAAATAAATGAAAATACTCCAAAAAAACTTTATTATAAGTTATCTTTAGCAAATACAAATTTAAACATTCCGGATTCTAAAACTGAATATAGGGTTGATAATGAGAATATTGAAAATGACAGCACTTTGTTCGTTTTGGATAGTGTATATTCTGGAAGAAAAAGAGTTAAATCTACCGGTTCAAATTATTTTGAATATTTTATATCGACTAGACCAGAAAAAACATCTTACTTAAAAACAAATTCCTCACTTTCATATAATACATCCTCATATTCAACAACTGGATCCATTTCTAAAGTGGATGTACTTTCTAGAGATAGAAAGTACAGAGTGTTGCCAGGAATTACATCAATTACTTCAAAAACTGGAACCGGAGCATTATTATTTCCTTCCAGTAGAAAAATTGGATTTGTTAAAAAAGTAGATGTTCAAAATATTGGATTTGATTATAGTGTAGATTATAGCTTGAGACCAACTGGCAATTTGCCCCAATTAATTAATGTAGAGCCATTAAGCATATTTAAAGATATTGAAGTGCTAACTATTGGTAAAGATTATACTCTTATACCGAATTTAATAGTTCTTGATGGATTGACAAATGAGTTTGATTCTCAATCAGAGTTGAAGTTTATTCCAGAAGATTATAAGGTTGAAATTATTCAAAATAGTTCTGGTCTTTTTAATAAGACTCCAATTATTGTGCCAATCAATAATTCAAACGGAATCAGCGTTAGAAGTGTATCATATAATGTAGATTCGAAGGTATTAACTTTCATACTAAATCCATCATTCAGCAGTGAAGCAGATTTTCCTTTTGATGATGGAGATAAAGTTTTATTGGAAAACTTTAGAGTTAATGATATTATTTTTGATCCTATTACAAATGAGGTTACTATAAATCAAAATGTAAAAGGAATCAATTCCGAAAATTATGGATATGCTTTATTTACAGTAGAAAATGTAAACAAAGCTATCGGTGGCAGTGGCGCAAGTTTCTCAATTGATATGACTGACTACTTGGAAGGTGATGAAATTCCAGGAGATTATAGACCAGTCAATTCTTTTGGATATGTTGTTCCTCAAAGTTATTTTCCAACTTTCAATATAACTCTCCAAAAAAATAATTTTATTCTTGGTGAACAAGTCACTAGTACTAGTGGATTTACTGGTATTGTTGAGTATTGGGATAGGGATAATGAATTTGTTAGCATTCTATCCGATGATAAGTTTGTAACTGGTGATAAAATCACAGGAAGGACTTCAAACTTAACTGGAGTTGTTGGAACAGTACAATTCTATGAATCTGAATATAAGACAAGTTCTTCAGCTGAAGTTACTAGAGGTTGGGACACTAATATAGGATTCCTCAATGATAATAGTCAAAGAATTCAGGATAGTTTCTATTATCAATACTTCTCATATGACTTAAAATCCAAAACACAATTCTCTGAATGGGAAGATGCAGTATCAAGTCTCAATCATGTTTCTGGATTTAAGAAATTCTCCACTTTTGAGGTTGAATCTTTTACTGGGGAAGAAAATAAAACCACAATTTCATATTCAGAGTTAAACTCAGTTTCCGATTTAATTTCGGTAGTTGATTTAAATTCTTATGTGGATTTCGATATGGTTTCGGAAAATGCATATTTGCTTGATGGAAGAATTGCATCTGACCAAATTGTATTCAATACGATTCCAATTCAAGATTTTGCAGAGTCTATTGGAAATAGAGTTTTGACAATAGATGATTTTAGTGGCGAATTTAATAACATTCCAAGGGAAGAAAAATTTGTTGTTGCAGATAGATTCCCAATCTTCCAAACTAGGTATAGAAAATATTTTACATACGTTAAAGATAAATTGTTCTTTAATGAAAGGCAGTTTGGAATACTTTCCATAATACATGATGATTTAAATGGATATGTTAATCAATATGGAAGATTAGATACTCTAGAGGAACTTGGTAATTTTGAATTTGCAATTAATGGAAATTTTGGAGAAATTACTTTTAATCCTTTTGATTTTGAATTTAATGATTTTGATATTGAGTTGGTTTCATATAGTTTGTTCGATACTTTTGTTGGTCTAGGATCAACTACAACTGAATCATACGAATTGGGCAATATTGTAACTATAGACAACCAAAAAACAACTATTCCTAGCGGGTCAACTGATACAATTGGAATATCAACAGTTCATCTTTCAAATAGATCCTCCAAGGTTCTAGTTACTTTAAATGACCAAACTGGTCAATTTAGAGAATCTGTAGAACTAAACCTCACTCATAATGGAACAGATGTTTACATAACCGAATATGGAAAGTTGTATACAGAAGCGGTAAATCCCCCAATAGGATTTGCAACTTATAGTGCAGAAATCTTGGGATCAGATTTAATTGTCAATGCAACTCCTACAGTTGCATATGGATCAACACTAGAAGTTAATGTTTTAAATATTTCTGTTGCAGATATTACAAGAACAACATCAGGTTTATTAGCATTAAGTAATACTAGATTAGAGTCTGGATTTGTAAACATTCCATTAAGTCCTTCTCCCACAAAAGTTGAAGTTCATCAGCATACTTTAGTATATGGTGGTGCATATTATTATCTCTCTATTGAAGACACGACTAATGGTATATACAATTCTCTAGAACTTACAACTGTAAATAATGATTTGGATGTATATGAAACTCAATTTGGTTCTGTTATTAGTGACGATTCTTTAGTTGGACTTGGAACAATTACAACAGAAATTGTAGGAAATAGATGTAGATTATTCTTTACTCCACTGCCAGATAGAAATATTAGCATTAGATATTATTATCAGGGAGTTAAGACAATTACGGAAGCACCAGAAACTCCAGATAAACTTATATTACCATTAAATGAGTCTCAAATTAATTCATATACTACAGATTATATTGGAACTCAGAATGCAATTAGAAGATCATTTGAACTATTCTATAAAAATAATCGCATTTTAAGAAGAGTTTTCAATGCTTCTAGTTTTGTTTCAGTTAATTTGTTTGATGACACTATTAAAATACCAAATCATTATTTTAGTACTGGAGAAGAAGTTGTATATGATCCAAATGGAGATGATCCGATTAGAATTGCATTAACTGATATTCCGGGAATAGGTGTAACAGATATACTTCCATCAACTCTTTACATTATTAAAGAAAACGATATTAATATAAGAGTTTCTGCATCGGCATCTCAGGCATTAAGATCTGTTCCTGAATATCTGGATTTGGTGAGTTATGGGACAGGAACAAATCATACATTAACAGGTAAGAGAGGAAATTCTAGATCATTAATTACTATTGATAATATGATTCAGGCACCTATTGTTTCAACTTCGTTCGAAACAACTTTGGCAGAACCTTTAGGACTGAAAGATGTGAGAGTTAAAGTAACAAATCCAAATGTGTTTATTGGTGGAGATGTTTTCCAAGTAGATAATGAAATTCTCAGAGTTAAAGTTGTTGGATTTGGTGCAACGAATACACTACTTGTTAATAGATTCTGGTTGGGATCATTACCAGGAGTCCATACTGTTGGTACTGCTTGTACAAAATTAGTTGGAGATTATAATATTGTTGACAATACAATCCATTTCTATGATCCTCCATATGGTCCACTTCCAATAACACCAAAAAATCCAAAACCAGATGAAGTTGATTTTGTTGGAATTTCTACTGGTTCTTCTTTCTCCGGAAGAATATTTAATAAAAGTGGAGAAATTAATGGAGAAAATCCAACATACTCTGACAATATTTTATTAGATGGTCTTTCTGAAGAATTTACTGGAATTACAAGTGAGTTTATTTTGAAGGAGAAAGGTTTACCAGTATCTGGTATTTCAACATCAAACCTGTTTGTTCTGGTTAAAAATATACTTCAAACTCCTTTTGATGAGGATAGTAATCCAGAAGGTTCGTTTACACTAAGTCGAAACCTTGGAGGAGAAACAACAATAGTCTTTAAGCAACAGGATGAAGTTTCAAATCTTGATGATATTAATTCAACAAACCTTCCCGTTGGTGGCATAATAGTTAGCACTGGTTCTACATTTGGTTCTGGATATCAACCATTAAAAACTGCTGGCGCAACAGTCACTATTGATGATACTGGATCAATTTCAAACATAACTATTGGTTCTACTGGAAGTGGATATAGATTAGTTGATGGTAAAGAAATTTTTGTTTCTACATCTTCTATTGCAGTTTCTGGAACATTTACTTTAGAAGTCGTTGATGAAAAAAGTTTATTTGACAAACTTCCATATTCTTCAAGAGCATTATGTAGTACTGGAATAGGTACGGTATATAATGATGTGGAAATTACTGCATATGATCCAATTGCTTCTACAATTACACTATCCAGTGCTTTAGATGAAGATATTCCTGCAGGATCCAGAATTTCAGTAAAACTAACAGAATTGTCTACAGAAATAGTTGATATTGGAATTAGAACGGAAAGTAGTGGTGATTATGACGTAAATTATATTGGATTTACAACTGTAATTTCAGGATCAATTTCAACTTCAATAAATTTTGTTGATCCTGGAATTGCATTTACTTCTTTCTATGATGTATTTGACACAAGAGCATCTGAATCAATTGCTGCTGGATCAACTGTTCTTTATGTTAATAATATTAAAAATATTAATAATATTAATAATTATATTACAGTAAATTCAGATTTTAATGTAAAAATTACGGGAATTGGAAATACTTTCATTACACTTGACAGTCCACTATCAACAATTACTTCCAATGATGTAGTAACTATCAGAAGATTTTCGCCACCAAATATTGAATTTGATTCGCCTATAGGATATTATAACATTCCATTAATTTATAGTTCAGATTCTCCTTCTATAGGAATTGGAACTGGTGCAAAATTAAATATATTAGTTGGTGAAGATGGTAGTGTTATTGACTTTAAATTTGTAAATAATGGATATGGGTATAGACCTTTTGAGATATTAACAATTCCAACTGATGGATTGATTGGAATACCCACAAATACGCAATATCCATTTAGTGAATTCCAAATATTCATAGATGATGTATATGACACTAAGTTTTCTTCTTGGTCTATCGGTGATCTTCAAGTTATTGATAAATTCGACGATTTATTCGATAATAGAAGAAAGATTTTCCCAATCAAAATCAATGGAGAAATTAAGTCCATTAGAGCTAAAAAAGGATCTGCAATTGATATCGAAGCAACTTTAATAGTTCTATTTAATGATATTCTCCAAGTTCCTGGTGAAGGATATGAATTTAATGGCGGAAGTATTATAGTGTTCCCAGAACCTCCAAAATTTGGAGACACTGTCACTATAATATTCTATAGAGGAAATAGTGATGTTGATGTAATTGATGTTGATGTTTTAGAAAATGTTAAAATTGGAGATTCATTAACTATTACAAATGATGTTAAAAAATTAAATGAGAATGAAAGAATTGTTTCTGATATTGTCGCATCCGACTTTGCAAATACTTTTATTTACTCTGACAAAGGTATTGTCGAAGACTTTAATTTGTTAAGACCTGTTTTACTATCAAAACAAACTGAAGATCTTGTTATTGATGGGCAATTTATTGGAAAAGATAGAGTTTATAATGAGGCAAGTATATATCCTTCCGCAAAAATAATATCAGAAATAACTCCATCTTCAACTGAATTTTATGTTGACACATTGAAACCATTCTTTGATAATGCAGCAGAAACTATTGAGGATAAAGAAAGAAATTTGATTAAAATAATTGATCAAGAACAAAAATCACCTGCAATTGGAACATGTCAGGTTGTTAATGGTGAGGTATCTTCCATTTTAGTTCTTGATGGTGGCGAAGGTTATACAACTGCTCCAAATGTTTCTATTCAATATCCATATTTTACAAATCCATCTCCAATTGGAATTGGATTGACCAATATTGATAATATAGTTGGTACTATATCCACAACTGGAATTTCGACAGCGACTATTGGAGAATTTTTGCTTGGTAGAAATAGTCGTGCTTCTGGAGTTCTTGCTGGAATTACATCTGATAATTTTATTCAAGTTATCCCAACAAGTTTGAATATATTTGAAGTTGGTGAAGAAATAAATCTGTTCGAATCTGGATTTGTTGCCGATATTGAAACATTGGATTCTACAGAGTTTGCAACAGCAACAGCAACTATTTCTTCTGGGTCCGTAAATTCTATAACAGTAACAAATTCTGGAATAGGATATACTTATGGTCCAATAAAATCTTTAAGAGTTAAAACTGAAGGTCTTGGTTTTCCAGAAACTTTAAATTCATCAAACAGTACCTTTACTTCTGCCAGACTTAAAACGAAGACTGGTATTGGTCAAAACGCATCTGCTGATGTTAACCTATTAGTTGATCCAATTACTCAAAACTTCATAATTGATAGGACTAATATTAATATTACGAATAAAGGATTTAGATACTCTGTTGGTGATATTTTAGAAGTTGATGTATTTGATAATCCTGGAATTGGTGAAACTTTTAGAAATTATCCTTTATCAAGACCAATACAGTTTGAAGTTTCTCAAATTGAAACTCCACAAATTTCAATCGATCCACCCACAGTTAAGACTGAAGTAATACCAGATGTTTCTTTCTTTGGAGACTATGGAGTAATTGTTGGAGTTACTACAATTGCAAGTATTCCTATTGGTCCTGTTGTTGTACCTGGTTTGGTATTTGATTTATATATTCCAGAAGATTCTATTCTTAGAGATTCTGCATTCATAGGAAATACTGTTGTTGGATCTGCAATTACAGTATCTCAGTTGGATCTAGGAGACTACTTTTCTATAAGCAATGCAAATATTGCAAATTCCCCAAACACAACTTATAACAATGCAGGAAATGTTATAGGAATTTCTACAAATTTGAATAATATATATCAAGTTATTTTCCCAGCAGTTACTGTTAATAAGTTCAGTCCCAAATATGGCAATATTTTGGTCAGAAGGATTATATGTGCTGTTTCTACTTTATATGATGACTTTGGTGCTTCATACATCAATGATATTGGTCAATTTAGTTGGGGCAAAATTTCTAATTTATCGAAGAGAATTGATCCAAAATCTTTCTTAATTGATAATAATCCAATAGTTCAAAGAGTTAATCCATTGAAATTCTCAAATTATGATTATGAACCATAAAATTGGTTATAAATAATCAAAAAAATGTTAGAAAATGTCGGCAATTATAACTGACCAACTTAGGATATCTAATGCACTTGGTTTTATTGAAAAGGTCAATTCTCCAGATAATGCATATTATGTATTTTTGGGTTTGTCAAACTCAACAGAATACTTATCTACTTGGGAAGAGTTGCCACCCTTTCCAAGAGATAATTTTAATGAAGAAAATACAGTGTGGGATACTATGTTTTCGTTGAAAAAAATATCTCCTGGTGATGTTTCTCCTGTTATAAGAAGAATAAATTGGGAGTCTGGAAGAACTTATGATATGTATCGTAATGATATAAGTATAGACAAACGTGCAAATCAAACCGATTCCACCTCTTTATATGCTTCCGATTATTATGTTATAACTCAAGATTATAGAGTCTATATTTGCCTCCAAAATGGAACGACTCCAGAATCTTCTAGTGGAAATCCATCATTAGATGAACCAACTTTTACAGATTTGGAACCAAGGGCTGCTGGTACAAGTGGAGATGGTTATATTTGGAAATATCTTTATACAATAAGACCTAGCGAAATTATTAAATTTGATAGCACCAATTTTATTCCAGTTCCTAGGGATTGGAAAACTAACTCAGATTATTCTGCAGTAATTGAAAATGCATCTTCAAGCGGACAATTGAAGATTGTTACTATATTAGATAGAGGTAGAAATTTAGGTGCACCTGGACTTTATCAAAATATTCCAATTAAAGGTGATGGATCAGGTGCTACAGTAACTATTATTATTGGTAGTGACAGAACTGTTGATAGCGTTTTCGTATCTAATGGAGGAAGTGGATATACTTATGGAACAATTGATTTAGAAAGTTCTGGATTATTTTTAACAGATCCTCCAAAGTTTTCTGTTATTATTCCACCAAAAGGAGGTCATGGAGCAGATATTTACAGAGAACTTGGTTCAACAAATGTTCTTCTTTATTCTAGAATTGAAAATGATATTGGAGATCCTGACTTTATTGTTGGCAACAAAGTTGCAAGAGTTGGAATTGTTCAAAATCCAGAAGCATTCGATTCAACATCAATTTTAAATAAACAAAAGGCAAGTTCTGTATATGCATTAAAATTGAGACCTAATTCTGCAACAATTTTACCAAACTCAACATTCACTCAAGATATTGTTGGTGTTGGAACTGCTGTAGGAAGAGTTGTTTCTTATGATAGTGAAACTGGAGTTATAAAATATTGGCAAGATAGAACATTATATGGGTATACAACATCGGGAATATCAACAAATTCTGTTAATGGATATTCCCAAATTCAATTTACCAGTGAAAATAATATTGACGTAAACAATATTATTATTGAAGTTGATGATGATTTTAGTGGTATATCTACGGTAATAAATAATGGTACTGTGTACCTTGGTCAAAATTTTGAAAATGGATTTGCTAATCCAGAGGTAAAAAAATATACAGGAGATATTATATACATTGATAATAGACCTTCAATTAGCAGATCTTTAAATCAAAAAGAGGATATTAAAGTCGTTTTACAATTCTAATCAATAACAGTCATGCCACAAGAAACTAATTTGAATGTAACTCCTTATTTTGATGATTTTGATGATCAAAAGAACTTTTATAAGGTTCTTTTTAAGCCAGGATACCCCATTCAGTCCAGAGAATTGACAACTTTACAGTCAATTCTTCAAAATCAAATTGAAAAATTTGGATCACATATCTTTAAGGAAGGATCTCCAGTTCTCGGCGGAAACGTTGTATACAATAATTATTATGAAGGAATTCAAGTAGAATCAAGTTATCTTGGTATTTCTGTAGATTTGTATTTGAATAATTTTATTGGCAAGTATTTGATTGGACAAGACTCTCAGGTAAAAGGGAGAGTTGAATTTGTTTTGCCAGCAAATGAATCTCCAACATCAAATACCATAATTTATGTTTCATACAGAGATTCAAATTCCACTCAAAACACTAGACAGTTTAATTCTGGAGAAGTTTTACTTTCCGAAGGAGATGTTCCTATAGTTTCTGGTGGATTTACTAATATTCAGGCAGGCCAAGGAGTAGGAAGAGTTACTACTGAAAATTCTTCTATTGTCGGATCTTCTGTTACTATTGCTGATGGTGTGTATTTTATTAGAGGTTATTTTGTAAATATTAAGCAGGAAACTTTAATATTAGATCCTGTTGCAAATAATGTAAATTATAGTATTGGATTGAAAGTAATTGAAGATATTGTTACTGCAGATGATGATGAATCTCTCGTAGATAATTCGCAAGGATTTACAAATTTTGCTGCTCCAGGTGCTGATAGACTTTCTATTACAGCATCTTTGGCAAAATATTCATTTACAGAGTCTCAAGATGAAGGGTACATCGAATTATTTAAAGTTGTAGATGGATCCCCAGATAAAGTACAAAGAGATGCTGAGTATAATCTTCTTGCAAATGAGTTTGCAAGAAGAACTTATGATGAATCTGGTGATTATTATGTAACGCCATTTAAAGTTGATGTTAGAGAATCATTAGATAATTTAAAGGGAAATAAGGGAATATTTAAATCAGGACAAAATACATATGGCAATAATGTTGCCGATGAATCTCTTGGAATTTATAAAGTATCTCCAGGAAAGGCATATATTAGAGGATTTGAAGTAGAACTACCTAATCCAACTTTTATAGATTTTCCAAAACCAAGAATTGAAAAAACTTTAGAAAATCAAAGTATTGTTTATACAACCGGTTCAACGTTTACTCTGAATAGAGTTGATGGAAATCCATCTCTAGGAATTTCAACGGATTATACGGTATCATTAAGATCAGAAAGACTTGGTGTAGATGATAATGTAGCACCTGGTAAGGAGATTGGTCTTGCTAGAGTATATGATTTTGCATTAGAATCTGGTTCATATAATACAATATTTCCAAATTCTAATGAGTGGGATATTACTTTATTTGATGTTCAACCATACATTGAATTAAATTTAAATAATCCTGTCACATTACAAGTACCAACATTTATCAAAGGAAGTTCCAGTGGAGCTTCGGCATATTTGAGAGAATCAATTACAAATTCCGGAATTGTTACTGCATATAATATTGATGGCAAATTCTTAAGAGGCGAAAAACTTAGTTTTGATAGTATTCAAAATAATAGAATTATACAATCATTTACTGAGTATGATGTAAATGATTTTAAATCAGTTTATGCACCACCGGTTGGTTCTGGTGCAACTTTTAGTGCAGATTTAGTACAAAAAGTAAAATCATTTGTAGGGTCTGTAACCATTTCTCCTGAAGTTAGTGGAATTAGCACTGTAACAAGTTCTAATTTTGTTTTTAGAGGTGCTTCAAAGGTAAATGATATTATTGCATACTCAACTCCAGGGAATGTTGAACCAACTTATGCAAAAATTACTTCAATTTCTGAAAAAACGTTGGAAATTGAATCAGTTACTGCTGTTTCTGGTGTTTGTGTATCAATTCTTCCTTCTACTACCTTATCAGTTTCCGATTTTAGAATTCTAAAATCTGGATTACAAGATTCTACTGACAATACTTTATTTACAGTTTTTCCTAAGGATAAGATTTCTTCTTTGGATTTGGAAGATTCTGAATTAATTATAAGAAGACAAAAAACGATTAATATTTCAGCAAATACTTCAGAGACTATTGTTCTTTCTGCAAATGAAAGATTCTTACCATATGATGAAGAAAGATATTCTATTTTTTACTCTGATGGAAGTGTAGAACCACTGAGAGAAGATAAGTTTTTCTTCACGTTAGGATCTCAAAGTTTAAGAATAAATGGATTAACTGCTACTAGCGGAACAGCAACTTTAACTTACACAATAAAGAAACTTAATGTTTCTGCAAAAGTAAAAAATAGAAATAGAGTTAATTCTATTATAGTAGATAAGTCAAAATATAATTATTCTGGTGTAGGGCAAACCACTCTCAATGATGGTCTAGAGTTTGGTAACTATCCTTATGGTACTAGAGTTCAAGATGAAGATATTTGTTTAAGATATCCAGATGTAACAAAACTTTTAGGAGTATTTGAAACATCTAGTGCTAGTGATACTCCACAACTACAGTCAATTACATTAAATATAACTGATTTCACTACTTCAAACTTAATTTTAGGTGAAGAAATAGTTGGACAAGATAGTAATTGTGTTGCCATTTTGGTCGAAAGAATCAACAATAATACCGTAAGTTATATTAGTTTAAATTCTTCATCCTTTAATGATGGGGAAGGTGTTGAGTTTAAAGAATCTAACATAGTCTCTTCAATTTCAGCATTGAATAGGGGAAATTGTAGAGATATTACTGACAATTTTATTTTCAATAATGGACAAAAGAATACTTTCTATGATTATGGTAGAATAACTAGAAAAGAAAGTTCTAGAGAACCTCTTAAAAAGTTAAAAATTGTTTTTGAATCAACTTCTATCGATTCTGCAGATGAAGGAAGTTTCTTCTCAGTTGATTCATATTCTCAGTTTGACTATTGCGATATCCCTTCTTTTGATGGAATAAGAAATTATAACATTTTAGATTTAAGACCTAGAGTTTCTGTTTATAACGTTTCTGAAGGCGAAAGATCTCCATTTGAGTCATTATCAAATAATTTTGTAAATGATGATAATAAAAATACGCCAATTTTAGCATCCGATGAAGATATCATATTAGATTTTTCATATTATTTGCCAAGAATTGATAAAATTGTTTTATCTAAAGACGGTAAATTTGAATTAATGATTGGCGATCCTGCAGAAAATCCACAGGCACCATTAAATCTCTCAGAATCTCTTGATATTGCAACAATTACTCTCCCAGCATATTTCTGCACCAATGATGAAGTAGGAATTAATCTTGCTAAGCACAAAAGATATCGAATGGTAGATATCAAGAAACTTGAAGATAGAATTAAAAATCTTGAGTATTATACAACTCTATCTTTACTGGAAAAAGAGACTGCAAGTTTTACTATTAAAGATGCAAATGGGTTGGATAGATTTAAATCAGGATTCTTTGTTGATAATTTCACAACATTAACTTCCCAAAAATCCACCTTTATTGCCAAAAATTCAATTGATGTTGAAAATTCTCAATTAAGACCTTCTGTATATACCACCTCCATAGATTTAATTCTTGGACATACAAATTCAAGAGGAGATATTAATTTTAATGATTTAGATTTTGATTACAAGTCAAATCAATCTATTGTTGGTGAAAATGTTAAAAAATCAGTTGGACCTGTTGGAAAGGGGGTTTTAACCCTTGATTATTCGGAGACTGAAGAAATTATTCAACAGTATGCAACAAGAGTTGAAAATGTAACTCCATATTTGGTTACTTTCTATGGAGGAGTTTCAAGTCTTAGTCCAGCATCTGATATCTGGTTAGATCCTATTGTTTTGGATCCAATTAATTTGGGAGTTGAAGGTGGAGAAACTCAAATTATTAATGTTGAGTTGGATGAGGTTCCAGATCCAAACTCAGGATGGGCTCCAGTTTTATTTGGTGCTTGGGAAACTTCATGGACTACAGTATCTACCCCTAGAGAAGTTTCTAGAGGTCCAAAATATGAAAAAAATGGAAAATGGTATCAAGATGTTGTTTATGCTGTAGACAAAGAAGGTTCCAAAACTAGAATTGGTGATACTAGAAGAATTACATTCTCAGATACTCCAGTATCATATGGAGATAATGTAGTAAGTATTGATATTGCAACATATTGCAGATCGAGAAACATAGAAGTTGTTTCAAAGAAATTAAAACCATACACACAAATGTATGCGTTCTTTGACGGACAAAATGTTGATGAATTTATGGTTCCAAAACTTTTGGAAGTGGAAATGATATCTGGCATTTTCCAAGTTGGCGAAACTGTTACCAATTTAAAGTCTGCTTTTGATGGTTTTTCAAGTGCAAATATTAAATTCCGACTTTGCCAACCAGATCATAGAGAAGGAAGATATGACTCTCCAACCGCATCATATACATTTAATCCATATGATAGAACTCAAAATGTTCCAACAAGTTATTCTGAAGCATCTGAGTTTTTAAATGTTGATACTTTCCTCTTATCAGAAGAGGCAATTGGAGAATCTTTTGGTTATGTTTCTTCTGGAATGATTCTAATTGGATCATCTAGTGGTGCAACTGCAAAAGTAAAACCAGTAAGACTTATTACTGATAACGTTGGAACATTAATTGCATCTCTTTATATTCCAGATCCAGGTATTAGAAGAAATCCAAGATTTACTACGGGATCTAAGGTTATAAGACTTTCAAGTCTTAAGAGTAATTCGACAGTTCCTGGTCTTCTCAATAGTTTGTCCGAAGCAGCATTTTTTGCAAAAGGTACAATTAAGACAACTCAAGAATCTTTTGGAACAATTAGAGACACTATAAAGGAAGTTGGAACTTTAACGGAAACATTGCCCATATCTACAACAGATTTTTCAAAACCAGTTGCAGTTCAGGTTCCTGCTCCCCCACCAAAACCAGAACCAAAACCATATCCAAAGCCAAAACCAGAGCCAAAACCAGAACCAAAACCAAAACCTGGTCCAAAACCATCTCCTGGTCCAAAACCAGAACCAAAACCATCCCCTGTACCAAAACCATCTCCTGGTCCAAAACCATCTCCTGGTCCAAAACCATCTCCTGGTCCAAAACCAGTATCAAAGAAAATTGAACAATTTAAGTTATATACAGTTCCAGGAACATATACATTTACTGTTCCAAAGGGAGTAACTTCTATTGAGGCTTCTGGAGTTGGTGCTGGTGGTGGTGGCGGATATGGTAAGAGTAATAAACCAGGCGGCGGCGGAGGCGGCGGCGGAGTTTGTTCCAAAAAGATATCAGTAAATCCTGGAGAGACTCTAACAGTTGTTGTTGGATCTGGTGGAAGAGGAGCAACTTCTGACAATAAAGCAAGGGACGGTGGGGCAAGTTTTATTCTTGGTAAAAATATATCTGCCAGAGGTGGCGTAGGTGGATCAAGTTCTTCTAAAGGATTTGGAGGAAAAAATAGTGGTGGTGGAGGAAGAGGTGAAGATGGAAGATATGATAGAGATGATGATGATAGAGGTGGATATGGAGGAGGTGCCGGTAGAGTCGGTGGAGGAAACTGTGGACATCCAAAATACAAAGACTGTTCATCTAGAACTGGAGGACCTGGCGGAAATGGTATAAAATTTGCAGGTTCTGGTGGAACAGATGGAGAAGTTCCAAATTGTGGAGAGGAAGATGGTGGAAGAGGTGGCACCTACGGTGGCGGTGGTGGCGGCGGAATCGATGATGGTTCTGGCGCAGATGGTTCTTCCGGCGCATTCCTTTTAAAGTGGAAAGAATCAAAAGATACCGCATCAACTGATTTAATTCCACCAATTGGATTGGATCCATTAGCACAATCATTCACAATTAGTGCTAAAGAAGGAAGATTCGTAACAGCAATCGACATATTCTTCCAATCCAAAGATGATTCTCTTCCAGTTATTGTTGAATTAAGACCAATGTCTTTAGGTCTTCCAACTGGGGAAATATATCCATTCTCTCAGGTTATTGTATATCCTGAAGACATTGAAATTTCTGAAGATGCTTCTGTAGCAACAAGAATTCAATTTGATGCTCCAGTTTATCTCAAAGGAGAATCTGAACACGCTGTAGTAATTAAATCAGATTCAACAAATTATTACGTTTGGATTTCGAGACTTGGTGAAGTTGATATAACTACAGCATCTTTACCAGAATCTGGAAGAACTATTGTTGCAAGTCAACCAGACATTAGTACAATTGGTTCTCTATTCAAATCCCAAAATGCTTCTACTTGGACCCCAAGTCAATTTGAAGATCTGAAATTTACCCTATATTCTGCGGTATTTGAAACTGAAGGTAATGCAAGTTTCTTCAATCCAGATTTGACCAAGAAAAATAAACAATTCTCAACATTGAGAAATAATCCTCTAGAAATTTTCTCAAGAAAAATTAAAGTTGATATTTCCGAAACTCTTTCAGATCCATTATTTAAATTAGGTAATACAATAGTTCAAAATGGTACTGGTGCTACAGGAAATTATGTTGGTGCTACAGGATCTATTACAAGTGTTTCAATTACAAATAGTGGAATTGGATATACCCCATCCAATGGAACTTCTTTCACATACTTTAACGTTCCATTAGAAAATTCTTCTTCTGAAGGAAGATTAGCAACAGCAGATATTACTATTGGAAGAAATATCCTTCCAGATGGAACTTTTAATGATGGAGTTGCAATTGCTGCCACAATCTCGGCAACTGGAACTGGATATGAGAAAGGTGATGTATTATCAGTAAGTCAATTAGGTGATCAAACTTTAGGTAGAAACTTATTGTTAACTGTAGATGATGTAACAGATTTTAATCAACTTATTATTGATAATGTACAAGGCAATTTCTTAACTGGAATTGGTTATACTTTAACTTATACAAATGAATCTTTGACTAACGTCAATATAAATAATGGAATAACAAATCCAGTCAATATTACTGAACTTACAGAAATTACGGATGGTCTGCACATTAAAGTAAATCATCAAAATCATGGCATGCACTCCGAAGTTAATCTTGTAGAATTGTCCAATATTGTTTCGGATATTTCTCCAGTAACTTTGATTGAAAACATTTCACCAAATGATACTAGTTTATCAGGAATTACTCTTTCCGATACTTCAATATTTGCAACTTTTGAAGGTGCTCCAGTTTCAATAACAAATCCTGGATTTATATTGATTGATAAAGAAATTATTAAATATACTGGAATTTCTGGAAATCAGATAACTGGCATTACTCGTGATATTATTAGTAGTGATACTGAAACATTAAGAGTTATTTCCTCACACTTTGAAGGATCAGATGTTTATAAGTATGAATTGAATGGAGTTTCACTTACCAGAATTAATACAACTCACAATCTTCAAGACGCTTCTGTTCTTGATCCAATTGGATTAGACTATTACACAATCTACATCGATACTGTAAGATCAGATACTACACTTAAACCATTATACTTTAGAGATACAAAGTCTACTGGTGGATTATCTGTTAAGGCATCAAGTAATATTCAGTTCGAAATTATTAAACCAAATCTTGAAACTTTTATTCTACCAGAAACAAATATTGCTTCAGATTTGAGAACTATTTCTGCTACAAGTATTGGTGGTGTTGAACCTTCCTTTGTTGATCAAGGATATCAAAGAGTTGATTTGAATGTTGATAATAACATGAGCACAAGTAGATTAATCTGCTCCAAAATAAACGAAACCACTTATTTACAAAATCAACCAGCAGGCAAGTCTTTAGAACTTAGAACATTCTTATCAACTGAAAATGATAGATTAACTCCAGTAATTGATCTAGATCGTGTCGGAGCAATTTTGGTTTCAAATAGAATCAATAGACCTATTGAAGATTATATAAATGATTCTAGAATTTCTACTATAGAAAAAGATCCAACAGCGTTCTTCTATATAACAAAACCAATTTCTTTGGAAGTTCCTGCAACTTCACTAAGAACTTATATTGCTGCATATATTAACAGAAATTCTGATATTAGAGCATTCTATGCACTAATGAAGGATCCAACAGAAACTCCAATCTACTATCCATTCCCAGGATATTCAAATAAACTTTTATCCGGAGAAGTGATTGATATTAACAATAGTGATGGAACATCTGATAAATTTGTTCCAAATAATGAACTATTTGGAAATGGAAATACTGAGAATTACTTCAAAGATTATGAGTTTAGTGTTGATAATCTGGCAGAATTCAGATATTTTACCATTAAACTAACTGTTTCTTCAAATATTCAAGTATATCCACCAAAATTAAGAGACCTTAGAGTAATTGCATTGGCATAATGAACTATAGTAAAATAGAAGGTCACGAAAATCTAATTCGTGACGAAAAAACCAAATCAATCATTAATACTAACATTAATGAGTATGAGAATTATATTAAAATGCGAAATATAAAACAAAGTGAGGTGAAAAGAATTGAGAACATTGAAAATGATTTAAATTCTCTAAAAAATGATATTAATGAAATTAAAAGTCTATTAAAGAGTACTCTAAAATGATTGATTTGGATTTGGTTGAACTTGAAAACTTTAGTAAAATGTTTGAGTATGAGAAACTTGCTAGAGATATAGATAGTATAGAAAATATTGAGGAAGCAAAGCATATTGCAAAAGCATTTGTCAAATTATATTTCAAGCAACAAGAAATCGTATCTAAATTTACATAGATTCTAATGGCAAAACCATCCACAAGACAACAATTAATAGATTATTGTCTACGAAAATTGGGTTATCCAGTTCTGGAAATCAACATTGCAGATGAACAGATTGATGATCTTGTTGATGATGCACTTCAGTTTTTCTATGAAAGGCATTTTGATGGAGTCATTCAAAATTATTTAAAGTATCAAGTAACTCAAGAAGATATTGATAGGGGTAAAGGAAAAGTTGGAATTACAACGACCTCAGTTAATAATACAATTAATGGTATAACAACTCAGTTTGATTATAAAGAAAATAGTAATTATCTACCAATACCCACAAATGTAATTGGAGTTAATAAAATTTTCAAATATGAAGGTGAAAATACTATCTCCGGAAATCTTTTTGGTGTAAAATACCAATTATTTTTAAATGATTTTTATCAGTGGGGTTCTTTAGAACTTCTCACATATTCAATGATAAAAACAAAACTTCAAGATATTGAGTTTTTATTAAATACGGATAAGCAAATTAGGTTTAATAAGAGACAAGATAGATTGTATCTTGATATTGATTGGAATTCTATTAATGTTGGAGATTATCTCATTATCGATTGTTATCAAATAATGGACCCAACTAGTTATAGTGAAGTTTGGAATGATTCTTTCCTAAAACCATATTTGACTGCACTTATGAAGAGACAGTGGGGATATAACATTTCCAATAAATTTAGAGGTCTTAAACTTCCAGGAGGAGTTGAGTTGGATGGTAGAACTCTTGTTGAAGATGCTCAAAGAGAAATTGATTCTTTAATGGAAAAGATGTCTTCGACTTATGAACTTCCACCTTTAGATATGATAGGTTAAACTTATGCTTAATCCATTTCTACTAAACGGTTCTAAAAGTGAGCAGGGAATGCTCCAAGACTTAATCAATGAGTCTCTTAGAATGTATGGTATTGACGTTTTCTATTTACCGAGACAATTTGTAAATGAGAAAACAGTAATAAAAGAAGTTGTTGAGTCTGAATTTAATACAGCATTTCCAATTGAAGCATATGTAGAATCATATGATGGTTATTCTGGACAAGGAACAATTCTTTCAAAATTTGGAATTCAAGAGTTGGATGATTTAACTCTTACGATTTCAAAGGAAAGATATGAAAATTATATTCAAAATCTTATCAAAAAAATTCCAAATTCGAAATTGACATCCAGACCAAAGGAAGGGGATTTAATTTATTTTCCTCTTGGTGATAGATTATTTGAGATTAAGTATGTGGAGCATGAAAAACCATTTTATCAGCTTCAGAAAAATTACGTTTATCAATTATCTTGCGAACTCTTCAGATATGAAGATGAAGTTATTGATACTGATATTGATATTATTGATGATAATATTCAAGATTATGGATATATTCAAACTTTGAATATGATTGGTGCTGGGGTAACTGCTGAAGCAACTACAACAATCGTAAATGGTGGAGTAAGATTTGTAACAATTACCAACAGAGGTTCTGGTTATACAAGTGCTCCAGAAGTTAAGTTTTCTTCTCCACGATCGGGAGGAACAAAAGCAACAGCTGTTGCTGAAATGATTAGTGGTATAGTTGATTTTTGCGAATCTGATCCCAATCTCTTAAGGGTCCAAAAGATTTTAATCACTAATCCAGGATCTGGATACACAACTGCTCCACAAATTACTTTTATTGGAGGGGAAGGATCTGGAGCAGAAGCAACCGCAACTATTGGTGATGGAGTTATTGGTCCAATAACAGTTACAGAATCTGGATCTGGATATCTTACCCAACCTACAATTATTTTTACAGGAATATCTACAGTTTCTGCTGCAGCAACTGCAGTATTAAGTAATGGATCTGTAAGTAGTATTCAAATTATTAATGCTGGACTTGGTTATACATCTGCACCAGACATTACAATTGGCAACCCCGATTCTACTGGTGGAACTGGAACATTTAAGTTCAATGAAGTGATTACGGGAAGTATTTCTGGAACAACTGGAAGAGTTAAGTATTGGAATATTGTTACTAATATTTTAGAAGTATCAAATATTACAGGAAACTTTAAAGTTGGAGAAATAATTACTGGTTTAGAATCTAGTGCATCTTATGTTTTGAGAAAAATAAATGAAGATAACCTTTCAGATACTGGGTCTCTAAATAATTCAAATACTGGCGATAAATTTGCAAATAATCTTGAAATTGAAACTGAGGCAGATTTAATTTTAGATTTTAGCGAAAAAAATCCATTTGGAACTCCATAAATTAAGAGGTTAATATGTTCGAATATTACTATAATGAAATATTCCGAAAGACAATTATTGGATTTGGAACTCTGTTTAATGCAATAAACATTAAGCACTTTGATGACTCTGGTGACGTAAGTTCTGTCATCAAGGTTCCTCTTTCTTATGGACCAATTCAAAAGTTTCTTGCAAGAATTGAGCAGCAACCAGATTTAAATACTCCAGTTCAAATGACTTTGCCAAGAATGTCATTTGAATTTGTTGGTCTTTCTTATGATCCAACAAGAAAACTTACGACAACGCAGACATTTATATCAAAATCTTCAACAGATTCTACGGATTTGAAGAAAACATATATGCCTGTTCCATATAATATGCAATTTGAACTTAGTATTATGACTAAGTTAAATGATGATATGCTTCAAATAATTGAACAAATTTTGCCATATTTTCAACCTTCGTATAATGTAACTATTGATCTGGTCAAATCTATTGGCGAAAAAAGAGATGTGTCAATTGTTTTAGATTCCATTAATATGGAAGATAATTATGAGGGAGATTATACTACGAGAAGGGCACTTGTTTACACGTTAAGATTTAGTGCAAAGACATATCTATTTGGTCCTACTTCTTCTGCAAACAAAGACATTATCAAAAAAGCAACTGTTTCTCTTGTTTCAGGAGATTCCAAGTCAACTTCAAGAGATCTTACATACTCAGTTACTCCAGTTGCAACTAAGAGTTATAGTGATTTGGTAATTACAACATTAAATTCTGATATGACAGAATCCACTACAGAAATTACTGTACAGCAAGCTGCAAATGTCCCAATAAATTCATATATTACAATTGATAATGAAACTATGAGAGTAGTTGATAAGATAGATAGAACTGATGTAATAGGTCAAGATACTTTAGTTGTTTCTAGAGGTCAATATGGAACAACTATTACGACTCATGTGAGTGGATCTTCAATTGAATTGATTACTCAAGCAGATAATGCATTAATACAACCTGGAGATGATTTTGGATTTGATGGAGATCTATTCTAAGTAAAGATATGAAAGATTATGATAAGTTGGATGATGTTTTTAATGTTTCTGGGGATATAGTACCCAAATCGGTTGATGTTGATATTGAAAAATCTGAAATTGAACCAACTCCAATAGTAGAGAATAAAAGATCTACAGATATTCAAAGAGATTATGAATATGCAAGAGGTACAATATACTCTCTTTTGGAAAAGGGGCAAGAGGCGATAAATGGTGCTTTAGAACTTGCCCAAGAGACCGAATCTGCTAGGGCATATGAAGTTGCTGGACAGATAATCAAAAGCGTTTCTGATACAGCAGATAAACTAATGAATCTACATAAAGATATTAAAGAAGTTGAAACTGATAGGGTGAAAGGTCCAACCAATGTAACAAATAATGCTCTGTTCATCGGATCAACTGCAGAGTTGTCAAAATTATTAAAACAACAATCAAAAGATACTCAGGAAGATAAATAGTTAAAAAAGTAAGAAAATGTCTGTTGCTCAAATTAATACGATAACTATTGAAAGAGGAACTGATTTTGAGGTTACTTTTGATATTTTTGGTGAAGATTTAGAACCAAATAGCTTTACACAAGGATACTCTGGCATTTTTTCTCTTAAAAAATATCCAGGAGCATCTACTGGATTTGAAAAAGCGGCGGTTTTTGATCCCGGAACAAATGATATCAAAGTTTCTTTGGCAAAAACTGAAACTGCAAAATTAAAACCTGGCAGAAATTATTTTCAAGTAAGTATCATTTCTTCTCCATCTGCAGGTTCTCTTACCAGTAGAATTGTAGAGGGTACGATTATAGTTTCTGAGGAAATTACAAACAATGTCTAGTTTTAATGTCAAACTAAAGTCCTCAAGTAAATTTAAAGTAGTTTCAAGTGTTGGAGGTGTTCAAGTGCCTGCAAGTTTTTCGGATTTGATAGATTTTGATGATGGAAATAGTGGTAATGGAGTTATTGATCAATATGTTCTGATGTATGATGCTAGCAGTCAAAAATGGATTGCAAAAAATCCAGATGAAGTCCTCCAATCAGCAGCATTAGAACCTGTACAACCGGGTTTAGTAAATCCAAACCAATTTGGACCATCTTATGCCGATGAATTTGTTGATGAAATTAAGTCAGAACTAGATCCAAGTATTGATGGCGGATTTTTTTAGGTATAAATATAAAAATTCTTTATTTTACTAAATAATAATAGTAAAATTTCATAGCGAAGAATAACATGGCATCACCAAAAATTCAATTTAAAAGGGGTGCTGCTGGAATTGCAGGAACAGTTCCAGCGTTGCACCCAGGTGAACCAGCGTTTTCGACAAACAATTTTGACTTTTTTATTGGTTTTGATACCTCTGTAACTGGAAACAAGTTTTTCGGATCGCATAGATATTGGACTAGAGAAGATGGGTCTCGCTCTGCAGGCCTTAATCTAGTCGATCAGGATGGAATAAATTACATTCAATTAAAGTCTCCAGAAAGTCTTAGTGGTATTGGAACTTACACTTTTCCAGATACTAATACCATCAATTCTGGTTATTACCTTAAAGTTCTTGACTCAAATGGTACTCTGGGTTGGTCAGATGTTACTACCAATCCAGAACTTACAAATACAACTCTTCTTGGAATCACAACAATAGGACCGAATGGTGGTGACCAACTACTAGATGTAAACGTTTTTGCTGATTTTAGTAGCGGTGTTAATGTTTCCGGCACTACTACAATTACAACCGCCGATATCAATGGTGGTAACATTGATGGCACTGTAATTGGATCTGGAACAAGTGCAGCAGGTACATTTACTGACTTAGTTGGAACTGCTGCAACAGTTACAAACTTAACAATTAATAATTCTACACCAATAACTGATATTGACACTGATTTATCCACAGTTGCTGGTTCTCATGAGACTTTGGCATCAGCACTTGCAATTAAAACTTATGTTGATAACCAAGTTACAGCACAAGATTTAGACTTTGCTGATGGTATTGGTGGAACTGGTGCCGTTGACCTTGATAGTCAATCTCTCACTATTGCAGGAACCACAAATGAGATTGAGACTTCTGCATCTGGTCAGACACTTACCATTGGACTGCCAAATGTAGTTGCAATTACCACTTCATTATCTGTCGGTGCTGGTGTTACAATCAGTGCTTCCGGAATTAATGCTGGAACTGGTATTGTTACTGCAACAACATTTGATGGAAATGCAGGAACTGCAACATCTTTAGCTACTGCAAGAACAATTGCAATTAGTGGAGAAGTTACTGGTAGTCCAACATCATTCGATGGCACTCAAAATATTACAATAGATGCCAATCTTAATATTACCGGATTAACTTCAGAATCATCACTTGCCGATGACGATGAATTTGTTGTTTATGATCTTACAGCTACTGCAAGTCGCAAAACAAGTGCTTTTGATGTAAGCAATTATGCTTTTGGAAGAGTTAGTGGTGATATTTTAATTGGATCTGATGGAGTTGCAGCAATTCAAGCAGATTCTGTTGAACTGGGAACAGATACCACTGGCAACTATGTTGAAGACGTAACTGCTGGCGATGGTCTTTCAAAAACTTCTTCTGTTGGCGAAGGTCAAACTGTAGATCTTTCGGTAAATGTTGGAACTGGAATTACCATCACATCTGACGCAGTTACATTAAAAGGCGCAGCAAACTTAACTAATAATTACCTGCCTGCTTGGGATGATGCGAATGGTCAACTTGTTGATAGCGGATCACAATACACTGTTGGTGGTGGTACAACTATCACTGGCAATCTCCACGTTACGGGAACTGCAAATATTGGTTCTATCAGTGGTACTGCCGCAACAGCAACTCGTTCAATTACAGTAGATACTACTGGCGATACTACTGATGCAACTTATTACATGCTCTTTGCAGATACTTCTGCAGGAGAACAAGGTGAGACTGTAAGAGTTAGTGCTGCTGCATCACTCAATCCAAGTGGAACTGGTACATTTAGTGTTGGAGTAATTCAAGCAGGATCTATTAAGTCAACGACTGGATCTAATGCAATTACAGTTAATGCTTCTGGAACTATTGAAACTGCTTCAGATTTAACGATTGGCGGAAACTTGATTGTTAATGGATCAACAACTCAAGTAAATACATCAGAAATCACAGTTGAAGATCGCACCATTGAACTTGGTGTTGTTGATGGAGCACTTCCAACAGATACCACTTGGGATCTTGGAATTTTGATGAATTATGGTGACTCTGGAGTTGGAAAAACTTCTGCCATCATTTGGGAAGCATCAAGTTCGAGATTTATACTTGCTTCAGATCTGACAGAATCTGTTGGAGTTACTACAGATCTTCCTCAGATTACACCTTCAGCATACGCACCACTTGAGATTTCAGAGCTTTGGATTAATAATTCTTGCACTGGTGGATCATCGTCAGTAATTGCTTGTTCTGGTTCTGAATTGGTTCTTCAAAATATTACAGTTGACGGTGGATCATTCTGATAATTAATTAAATAATTTCAATAAATACACTCAGTTTATTGGGTGTATTTTTTTTATGTCTGAAGAAGATTTAAAAGCAATAGTGGCAAAATATCAACAAAAAGCATTTGACCTTTTTAATAAAACAATTGTGTTAGAAACTCAGATAGAGACTGTAACACAGAAAAACATATCTCTACAAAATGAGTTGGAAAAATTAAAAAAATCTAAAAGAATACCTAAAACTGAATCTGAAGATTTTAAATGATCTGAATTAGTTTGATGCTATAAATAATAAAGATTCTTATATAAGAATCTATACGGTTTCTACCAACTATGAGAGGTTGAATGGCAGATCCAAATATTAAACTTAAAAGGTCTTCTGTACCCGGAAAAATACCAACGTTAGGGCAATTATCTCTAGGTGAGATAGCCCTCAACACCTATGATGCCGATCTCTTAGTTAGGAGAGAAAGGTCAGGAATTGGCACCGATATTGTAAGAGTCGGTGCTGGAGCAACAGTATCTAATGTTTTATATGTCACAAAAGACGGAAGCGATACAAACACAGGAAAAAAACTTGGAGACGCCAAAGGAACCCTCAAAGGAGCCCTTGCCATTGCAGAAGAAGGATCCATTATTAGAATTTCTGCTGGATCTTATGTAGAAGATAATCCTTTAACTATTCCAAAGCAGGTTTCTATAGTTGGAGATAGTTTAAGGGAAGTTACAATTACTCCACAAAACTCTGATCAAGATCTCTTTTATGTGAGAGAAGGTATTTATGTTACAGAGATGTCTTTTAAGGGATCAATGGATCCTGGAAAGGCTTGCTTTAGATTTGATCCACATACCGTTGGATTTGTTTCACAATCACCATACATCAGAAACTGTACAAATTTTATTTCTAATAGTATTGGATTAAAAATTGATGGTACCGATTGTATCGGTAAATTGAAGAGTATGGTTACAGACTCTTTTACTCAATATAATCAAGGTGGTATTGGCGTTTCTATTACAAATGAAGGATATGCTCAGTTAGTTTCATTATTTACTATTTGTAATGACATTTCAGTTTATTGTGGTAGTGGTGGTGCTTGCGATTTAACCAACTCAAACTCTTCTTTTGGTAACTATGCATTAGTTTCCGATGGCATAGGACCAAAAAAATATACTGGAATTATTACTAGTCCTGCTGCAGCAAATTCTGATACATTTGTTTTAGATTTAAATGTTCCAACATTTAATGTTACAAATGCTCTATACGATAATATAACTGGTCTTACAACAATAACTGTCGATTCCAATCACAACTTTAATGTTGGTATGGGACTGACCATTTCTGGTCTTGGATTTACTTGTACTTCTGATGGAGGAGTAACTACAGTAACATATCCATCAGGAAACAGTGGGTATATTTTTGAAGTAAATGCGATTCCAAGTTCAACATCATTTGAGGTATATGTTGGAGCATCAACTTTACCCCACACATATACATCTGGAGGAACAGTTGCAATAAATGCAGTAAGACCTTTTGATGGACAAGTAATTTATATTGAAAATTTATACTATACTATCGGTAATATTAATATAACTAATGGTGGAAGTGGATACACTGACAATGTATCGATTTCAATTAGTGATCCATCGACTTCTTGGGGAGTTCCTGCAACAGCTGTTGCTGAAGTTAAAAATGGTCAAGTGATTGGTGTTGAAATTGTTTCTAATGGAAGAGGATACACTAGTGTTCCATCAGTTACTATTTCAGATCCTCAAGAAGCAGGAACAACAGCTACTGGAACTCCAGTTTTAACTCCAACATATTATTCAATTAGAGAATCTACGCCAGTTGTTTCTGGCATTTGTACCATTACAGTAACAGAAAACGTTCCATATTCTGTCGGAGTTGGATCCACTGCAGTTTTCTTCAAACAAAGTAGAGTTCTTGCATCAGGACATTCAATGGAATACATAGGTACAGGAACTGATATTGATTCCGCTTTCCCTCAAGCTGGAGGAATTCCAATTCAAAAACAGGAAACTGATTCTAGAAATGGAGGACTTGTTGTTTATACTTCGACAGATCAGGCAGGTAATTTTAGAATTGGTGATGGAGTTTTAGTTGACCAGCAAACCGGAACTATTTCTGGAAGATTTTATTCTAAGAGTTTGTTTTCCACATTAACCCCATTCATTCTAGCATTAGGAGAATAATATGGCATTAGCACTAAATGTATTTCAAACTATCACGGCAGTAGTCGATTTAACATCAACAGAAGTATATACAGCTCCAACTGGATATACTGGTGTTGTTCTTTTAGCACAAGTTGCAAACATTGGATCGACAACTGAAGATATTACATTATTACATAGAAGAAGTGCAACTGATACAGAATTATTAAAAAATTTTCCAATTTCAGGAAATGATACTGCAAATTTATTGACTGGAAAATTAGTACTTGAAAGTGGAGATAAATTAGTATTATCGGGAAGCAATGCTTCAAATTTAAAATTTGTTACAAGCATTTTAGAATCATTAAATTAATCAATACGTTTTTAACTAAAAATGGCAAAGTATCTTAGCAATCGCCAAAAGAATTTAAAAGTCGGCATAAGTTCTTATTCGGAGAATAAAACAACTGTTGAAGTTGTTGGCAAGGTTGGTATTGGGACCACATCAGCAACTGCCGAATTAGATGTTGATGGTGATCTAAGATTACGTGGAAGTTTGTATGATAGAGATAATAGAGTAGGTTCTCAGGGACAAATTTTAGTTTCTACTGGGGCGGGTGTAACTTGGGCAAATGCAAATTCAATAGAAACTATTGATAATATTATTAATACCGCATTAACTGGAGTTGAAATAGAAGAAGAGGGTGTAGGTATTGGTACAGATTATCACACCATCAATTTTGTTGGGGATGGAGTTACTGCAACTGGTTCTGGCACAACTGCAACCATTACTTTTAATCAACAAGTAGGACCTCAAGGTATTCAGGGCATCCAAGGTGTTCAAGGAACTCAAGGAACTCAAGGAAGACAAGGAACTACAGGTTCTCAGGGAGTCCAAGGTATCCAAGGCATCCAAGGTATTCAGGGCATCCAAGGTATCCAAGGAACTCAAGGAACTCAAGGTAGACAGGGAACTACAGGTTCTCAGGGTATTCAGGGAATTCAAGGTATCCAAGGAACTCAAGGAACTCAAGGTAGACAGGGAACTACAGGTTCTCAGGGTATTCAGGGAATTCAAGGTATCCAAGGAACTCAAGGTACTACTGGATCTCAGGGTATCCAAGGTATTCAGGGTATCCAAGGTGTTCAAGGAACTCAAGGTAGACAGGGAACTACTGGTACGCAAGGTATCCAGGGAATCCAAGGTGTTCAAGGTGTTCAAGGTGTTCAAGGTGTCCAAGGTGTTCAAGGAATCCAAGGAACTCAAGGTACTCAAGGTAGACAGGGAACTACTGGTACGCAAGGTATCCAGGGAATCCAAGGTGTTCAAGGTGTTCAAGGTGTTCAAGGTGTCCAAGGTGTTCAAGGAATCCAAGGAACTCAAGGTGTTCAAGGTATTACTGGACCAGTAGCTGGATCTGCAGATCAGATTGTATATAAAGATGGATCGAATAATCCAGCAGGTTCTGCCAATTTAACTTTTAATGGCAATGATTTATTTGTTGGTAGAGATGTTACCATAGGTAGAGATTTATATGTTGATGGAAGCATAACAATCGGCGGTACTTCTGCAACATTATTCACAGAAACTCTTAGAGTCAGTGATGCAGATCTTATTCTTGGATTTAGAACTGATTCTAATGGAGATGATGCATCAACAGATACAACAGCAAATCATGGTGGTGTTGCACTTGCATCAAC